GAATAACAAAAACATTAACGGAGTGGGCAGAATTTGCAGGGCTTAATAAATCAACTTTGAAAAATCGTTATTGCGATGGAGTAAGAGGTGTAATGCTTTTGCATAAATCTGAAAACACGAAGTTTAAGAAAGGATATAACAAATATGATAATCCAAGGCATTACAAAGATTATAAACCCCCAACCATCATCGAAGCGGAGGTGGGCAATTAATGGGACGTTCTGATTTTTCAAAAGAGCGGATTATTCTTTTTACCAAGGCTTTTTTGACCCAAAAGAAGGCGTTTACGGTTGAGGACTTGATTAACATGTTTCAACACTACAGCGGTGAGAAGGTGAAACGACAGACGGTTTATAGCGATTTGAACGCAATCAGTATTGTTGTACCGCTTGTCAGCGAAACCAGAGGAACGTCGAAAAAGTATTGGAGGGCAGAAAGTGTGGGTTCTTAATCAGTCACAAACAACTCTCACTAATACCGACACGGGTAACCGCTTTACGATAACAAAAAAAGAAGACGCTGTCTTGATTCATTTCGGCGAGCATGTTGTCGGAAGGTATTTCACCGAATATGAAGCACGCGAGGTGTTGGCTAGTTTGGTAACAGCAATAGACAGAGAAAACCAATATTTTGAATTTCCGCGCAGTCTGAATCAAGATACGCTTGAGCGAAAGCGTGACGCACGGACAAAAAGGAAAGGAGGAAGCTGAAAGTGACTTGTAAGGATTGTATTCACTTTGATCGCTGTAAAGGCTTGTATCGGTTTGAACGCTTGCAGAGAGCTGTAAGCAAAGGCTGCCCATATTTCAAAGACCGCTCACGATTCGTGGAGTTGTCACATGCAGAATGGGTTGAAGATGAAGATATGTATGGTGATCCTATTTATCGTTGCTCTAATTGCAATGAACATTTTGTTTTAGAGGAAGGAACTCCGACCGATAATTGTTATTCTTACTGTCCAAATTGCGGTGCCAAAATGGACGAACAAGCCTTGAAGGAGCGTGAATCATGAAGCCGACCTACATCTTCCCGATCGTAATGATCGCCATGAATATCGGGGCGGCGGTCATGTGCGTGATTGGTAAGGACTACAAGAAAGCGGTCTACTGGGTTGCCGCGGCGGTTCTGAACGCCTGTGTAACATTTTGAAAGGGGAGTGGAAGTCATGACAGAAAAACTAAAACCGTGTCCGTTTTGCGGAGGGGAAGCACGCCTTCAAAAACATGAAAGAGTTTTTATCCACGGCAAAACAACCAGAGCCGCATATGTTCGATGTTTGCAATGCAACGCAAGAACGGAACGAGTCCCATATGAGGAATTTGGTAAGTCAAGCTATAGCGCAGACGCGCACATCAAGGCTGTGAACGCATGGAACAGGAGGGCTGAAAGTGACTTGTAAGGATTGTATTCATTATGAGGCGTGTCACGATATGTATTACGAAGAACACGCAACTCGGCATGTTGACCCCGAAAAACATAATGCTGAAAAAGAATGCGGCTATTTCAAAGACCGCTTGAGGAGGTGAGCACGAAATGAGTAAATATGTGTGCGAAAAATGCAAAAAGCAGATTGAAAATGAAGCCGATGCCCTTATCATCGACAAGATGTCAGGATCAGGAGAAGCAGATGGGTATTTAGCTATTTGCCCTGAGTGCTTGAAAAAAATAGTAACGGAGGCTCGTGAAGAAGCCGAAGCCAAATTGAAGGAGCGTGAAGAAAATGCTTAAGCCGGCACTCTTGTACACACGCGAAATTACGAGGAAGTTCACCGAACACTTGTACACCACAGATTATTTCTACTATTGCGGATATTACTGCGGGAGCAGTTTGCCGAAGATCGAGGAGGAAGAAGATCTTTATCAATACGCAATCGTTGATAGTACTGATAATGTCATTGGATTTCTCAGATACAGAGTCAACGATTATAATGACACCGTGCAAGATTTCGGACTTTTCTCCTTCGACAAAGGAAACCCCATCCTTGGAATAGATGTGTTTCATAAGTTGGAGCAGCTTATAAAAAACCACCACCGTGTTGAGTGGAGAGTGGTTGGGAACAACCCTGTTAAACGCCATTATGATAAATACTGCAAGCGTCACAATGGGTACATACACCATTTTCACGAAACGACAAAGGACGAAAAAGGTAACTACATAGATAGTTACTTGTACGAAATCATTAATCGGAGGTGTTTCAATGCCGAATGATATCACACCCGAGTCCGCATTAATCAAATTGAACCGTATCCGCACGGACAAGGGCGAGCGCCCGCCTGAGATCGATATGGCGATCACGGCGATCAACTGCTGTATGATCAAGCGGAAGCCGGTTGACGACGGAAAGCCATTACTAAAATGCCCCACCTGTGGCATGTCAATTGATGAGTTTGATTCTGAGAGCTATTGTTTTAACTGCGGGCAGGCGCTTGACTGGACAAGTTAACCCACAAAGTACCGTACCTCTGCTTTTTTTATAATCATTCATACAATTTCATAATCGTTTGCGTGCGAATACATACCCTCGGTGCGGCGAGGGTGGGAGGTGAAAAAATGAACAAAGAAAGAATAGATGAGTTTGTCAAAGACAGAGATACAGCCATTATGGAGTTTGACTTGAAGAAATTTAAACGGTTTATAAAAAAATGGCACCATCCCAAAATCATTCCGTCAGATGAAGTATTGGAAATCACAATGAGAAAAATGGGCCTTGAATGCACACGAATCCCGACAGAAAACAAAATTCAAGCGTGCGAGTGGCTTATTGCACACGGATATCTCACTGACATGTTCGGAAACCCAATAATTGCAAGATATGAAGAATTAAAAGAAGAATGGAGGAAGAAAGATGATAAAAAAGAAAAAATGTAGAGCGTGCGGATTTAAGTTCCGACTTGAAAAAGAAACAGGTATTTAGTGCGGAGAGGCTCTTCTGTTGTTGGGGCATTAACCGAAAAACCTACGATATTTGAAATGTTTGACTGCCCACGATGTGGGTGTCAAAATGCGGTAGGTATTTACGAACAGCAAATTGTCGAAGAAAAATAATAAAAAAAGAAAGGATAATCAAAATGTCAGAAAAAGTAGTAATTAAAATCAAAAAAGTAAACGGCGAAAACGTTATCAGAATCAAAGGGAACCCCGAAAGCAAGTACCACATCAACCTCATGGCGCAGAAGCTCAGGCTTGGAGAAATCAAGCCGACAAAGATGTTGAGAATAAAGAGGTTTTTCAAAAAGCTCAACAGGGTTGTTAAACAACTTGCGGAAGAAATTTGCAATCAGCCTAAAGCTGATAGGATAAAACCGCCGATGATGGCGGAACGGATACAGCCGAATATATATCTGGATTTTAAGGAGGAGGTGTAAATATGAAAGACTTTATCGTTATTGAAAAAGGCAAAAAAGGGAAACGAGAAATCGGACAATTATACAAAGGGAAAACAGTCAGAATCTCGGTTCAAAAAGCAGGAAAAAAAGATGACGGAAGTCAAAGAGTAAGAGCAAGCATTTTCTTCTACAATGGGGCTGCACGTGTTATATCAGACTCAGGATACATTTTGATGAAGTATTCCGTAAAGGATAACCGACTATACTTTGAGGATTCACCGAAGAGCGCTGATTCATACAAGATATCAAAATCTGCAAAGGATAGAATGTTAAGTGAATGCATAAGTACGAGTTCAAAACTGCTTGACTGGGATATGATTGAAGGTGTATACAAACTTGTATACGATTATGACGAACAGTTGTATTATATTCAGTTTGAGGTCAATGCTGAACGGTGATTCAAGATGAGCTTGATTTATAAATATTTAATCAAAGCGATACCACCGAGCAACAACAAATTTATCGGGAAAAATCAGCGATGGCAATATCAGAATGAAAAGAAACAATGGGCGAGGATTATTCAGTTATTCTGTGTTCCTCGCCCAAAGGAACCGCTTAAAAAGTCGCAAGTAACAATCATTTATTATTTCAAGGACAAGCGCAGGCGCGATCCTGACAACTATTCAGGTAAATTCATCCTTGACGGACTTGTGCGGAGTGGAATAATAGAAGATGATTGCTTTTCTTGCATTGACTTAAAATTGGTCGGGAATGTGGATAAAGATAATCCGAGAACGGAGATTTTGGTTGAGGGTATATAGCTATGTTGGTTGAAGAATTAAAACAAGCAATGCGTAACAACGCTGTTGTTAGGGTTAAAGACGGATTGTACGAAATCTCGGCGGCAATCTATAAATTCGACAGAAAAGAAAAGAAATTTTATTACCGGCTCGAATTGAAAGACACAAAGGCAAATAGCAGCCTGATTTATTGCAGATTGGAAGAAGCAGAGTTAACAAACATGCAAGGGAGGATTTAATGAACAGGCTCGGAGAATTAATAGACAGGTCACAAATAGGGCGCTCAGAAGTAGCAAGACTGTGCGGAGTTTCGTATAACACGGTTTATAAGTGGTGTAAGGGACTTCGACGTCCGAAGCCCATACATTTAAAAAAGCTATCAAAATTGCTCAACGTCAAAATGAGTGAACTATTTAAGATTGTTTACGGGGATTAAAAATGTTAAAATATGACTACAAAAAGATAATAGCAAAAATGCAGGAAAAGCATATAAACATTAAAGATTTGATTGAACACCCTGCTATGTATAGATGGAATGCAAGCGCAGTAGCCGAGGTGTTAAAGGGGCAACGGGCAGTTCCGGAAAGGCTTGCCAAAGACATTGAAAAAAGCACCGGAATCCCTCTTGCTGAGTTTTTCTCGGATGAATACAAATCCGCAAATCAGCCAAACTATAGTGGTGAAAAGCTATTCGATTTTATGGCAAAGAAAGGCATAACGACAAAGGAAATCGAGCGCAAAATGCAACTGGATGAAAATACCGTTTGTAAAATCATCGTAGGCAAGGAAGTGTTTACAAAAAGTATTGCAAAAGGAATTGCAAAGTTGTATAATTTAAGTGATGACTATTTTCTTGAAGATGGAGAAAAAAGCAAATGTTGTTTCCTCGGTGAGCAATGCAGAATTTTGATTGACACAAAATGTGCGAGTTGCGCTTTTTTTAAAACAAAAGAGCAATTTATAAAAGACAGAGAAGAAGCCAAACAGAAACTTATCGACGAGAAGAAATGGGATTATTTCGTAGGAAAATACCCGATATTGAAAGGAATTTGATTTTGCAGATAATTGAGAAAAGCATAACAGAAATAACGCCATACGAAAAGAATCCGAGGAAAAACGATGAAGCCGTTGAATATGTTGCAAACAGCATTAAAGAATTCGGATTCAAGGTGCCGATTGTTATTGACAAAAACGGTGTGATTGTAGCAGGTCACACAAGATACAAGGCGGCTCAGGAATTAGGGCTTGAAAAGCTCCCTTGCATTATCGCAGATGATTTGACAGAGGAACAAGTTAAAGCTTTTAGTTTGAGTGATAACAAGGTCGGTGAGATTGCAGAGTGGGATTTTGATTTGCTCGGTGAAGAGCTTGACGGCATATTTGATATTGATATGTCAGAGTTTGGATTTGACCTTGATTTAGATATTGAACAAACGGAGAAAGAAATAAATGACTGCGAAGAAATTAATATTGAAGATTACAATGATGAACAATTTGAATGTGAGTGCCCGAGATGTGGTTTTCGTTTTAACAAAGGATAATTATGTTTGATTGGAAATGGTATCTGAAAGATATAAAACAAAATAAAAATGTAAAAGTCTTTAGTTGCTTTTCCTGCGGCGGCGGTTCGACAATGGGATACAAAAGAGCGGGATTTGATGTTATCGGAAATTGTGAAATTGACCCACGAATGAACGCTGTTTATGTAAAAAACAATCACCCAAAATATAACTTCCTTATGGATTTAAGGGAATTTAACAAAAAAACAGATTTGCCGGAAGAATTATATAATCTTGATATACTTGACGGTTCGCCGCCTTGTAGTACATTTTCAACTGCAGGTAGCAGAGAGAAAGCGTGGGGCAAAGAAAAAGTATTCCGTGAAGGTCAGCAGAAACAAACGCTTGATGACTTGTTTTTTGTATTTCTTGATACAGTTGAAAAATTAAAACCGAAAATCGTTGTTGCTGAAAATGTAACAGGATTAATAAAAGGCAATGCAAAAGGCTATGTGAATGAAATCATAAAGCGGCTTCATAATTTGGGCTATAAGGTTCAATTATTCAAGTTAAACGCTGCAAAAATGAATGTCCCTCAGACAAGGGAGCGAGTATTTTTTATTGCGAACAATCAAGGCTATAATAAACTGAAATTGAATTTTGATGAAAAACCCATTATGTTTGGCGAAATTAAAAGTAAAAAAGGCAAAAAAGTAACAGGAACAAAATCGCTGGAATATATTTCACAAATTAAACGAACAGATTTAGATTTTGCTGATATACGAATAAGGACCGAAGGGAAAAGAAGTAACTTTTCAATGAAAATAGTATGGGATGATATTGTTGCACCTACATTAGTTTCAGGTTCCGACTTTTTAAGAGGGGACGACAAAGAGTGGTATTCAGATGACGATTGCAGAAACATATCAAGTTTTCCTCAAGATTATAACTTTGGAAAAGAAAACGCAAAATATATCTGCGGAATGAGTGTGCCGCCAAACATGATGGCAAATATAGCAAATGAAATATATAAGCAATGGTTAAAACAAAGTTAAAAGTGAGCTGAGGTGATTAAGTGCCAACAGGCAGACCGCAAAAAGAAATAGACAAAAAAATATTTGAAAATCTTTGCGGCTTGCAGTGTACGCTTGAAGAAATCGCAGGGGTGTTTGATTGCTCGGCAGATACAATAGAGCGGTGGTGCAAACGTGAGTATGGGGAAACATTTGCGGAGACATATAAAAAGCATTCCGCAAAGGGCAAAATGAGTTTGAGAAGGACGCAGTTTAAGCTTGCTGAAAAGTCTGCGGCAATGGCAATATTTCTTGGCAAAAACTATCTGGGTCAAAAGGATACTATTATCGAAACAGATGAACAGACATTGCAGGCGGTAGGTGAAGCTCTTGTGAAGATTAAGAGAGCGGCAGAACAAGCAGATAATAATGAGTAATATCGAAATAACAGAAAAGCAAGCCGAATATATACGCAATGCAAATAAGCGGTGGAATTTTGCCGTCGGTGCGGTGCGTTCGGGAAAATCACATATTGCTATTCAGTATGTTATTCCTCAGTGTGTTTTAGAGCGCAAGGGTAAAAAGGGTATAAACCTTATTCTTGGCGCAAGCCGTGAAAACATAGAACGTAACGTTTTGACTCCAATGCGTATGATTTGGGGCGATACGTATATAACGAGCATAAACAGCCGCTCTATATGCAGAATCTTCGGCGAAGAAGTTTATTGCCTTGGCGCTAATAACATTGGAGCGGTTGCAAAGCTCAGAGGTTCGGAAGTAAAGTTTTGCTATTGTGACGAAATCTGCGATATCCACAAAGAAGCATTCGAGATTCTAAAATCAAGATTGAGTTTGCCGTATTCGGTATGTCATGCCGCTGCTAACCCGTCATACCCTACGCATTATGTAAAGCAGTTTATTGATAGTGCTGAAAACGGTATTGATATTTATTGTCAAACGTATACGCTATATGACAATCCTTTTTTACCTGCCGAATACGTCAAGGCTCTTGAAAACGAATACAAAGGCACGGTTTATTTCCTGCGGTATATTCTCGGCAAATGGGCAAAGGCTGAGGGCTTGATATATCCGATGTATGAGCAGGCGCTTGAAAAGGTTGACGGCGAAATACAAGATTATTGTGTATCAATTGACTACGG